CTCCATCTTCTCAATGGAAACAATGTATGTCCCTTTCGGAACATCCGTTGTGGTGGGTGCTTCAGCAACATCCTTCTGAAGTGCTGCAAGATCAACCTTGCCTTCAAACTTACTGTAATCAATAGCCATGATAATCACCTTTTACCTTTCTAAAATGAATGTTTCCTTCAGCAGTTCAAACGCCTGAACTTCACTGAATCCGACCTGAACAAATGCGTCATATTGTGCCTTGGCTCTTTCCGCATTATACTTTGCCAAGAATGCCTTGGCTCTTGCCCTTGCTTCCTCACGCTTTGCTTCTGCTTCAGCCTTGAACTTGTCAAAGTCAGGCTTCTTTGTGGGGTCAGGCTTTACACCTGAAGCCACACCAACGCCGGACGCAAGTAATGCAGCAACCAGTTCTGCAAACAATCTTTCATCCATATCACTTCACCTGTCCTTTCCTGATGCGTTCAAAGTTTGCAGCCATGTTTGCGCTGACATGGTGATTTCCAAACTGTCTTGCAACCCCGGCACGAATGACCGAACGCATCAATTTTCTGTTATAGACGGGAATTGGCTTGTAAACCTTCCCCTGTTTTTCGTTGACCATAACACTGACCCCTTTCTATCTTGATCTTCTGACCCTTCTTGTCCTTGTTCCCGGTTCGGGTGTTTCCGGGGGATTCATTGCACCCTCAAAATGATCCTTTTCTTCAGGTGACGGGAACACTTCGCCTACGATTGCACCTGTTCCCTTGTCAACATCAGCAATTTCAGCCTTTGCCTGATCCCTTGCAATGCGTTCCTTGCGTGTGCGTCTTGGTACTTCTTCAAGTTCCGGCTTTGGTACGGTGTCAGCGACCTTTGCAGCTTCATCAAAAGGAACTTCTTCCTGACCGGGGAATGCTTCAGAAATCGCCTGATCAACATTCGAAAGATAGTCGGTCATCTTTTCATGATTTTCTGCTTCTACCTGATCATGTGTCTTGCGTTCGGGTTCTGCTTCAGGTGCAGCAGTGACTTCTTCAGCAGCTTTTCTTGCTGACCTTGCCCTTCTTCCGTTTGCATCGGGCTTTGAAAGATCAGATGCAGCGTTCTTGTCTGCTTCAACCATTTCTGCATCAGACTTTGCCCCGGTCAGCTCATAATAGTTGCGGATTTTGTCATCCACATACTGAAGATCATTGTCAATGGCATATGCCGGGAACATTCCAAGGGGTGATTTCACGGTGTCCTTTCCGCTATTTTGTGTCAGGAAGTAATACTTTCCTTCATTGACACTTGTGCGAAGAACGATTGTAAACAGTCCTTCAATGGTGATCTTTTCACGAAGCAGCTTTCCAATCAGCTTGATTGTGGTCACACCGTTTTCAAGGGTTTCAGTGTGGGTCAGATAGTACACAATGACATCTTCAGGAAGTTCCTTGCACACTTCGATGATCTCAAAATAATTTGCACCAAAGTCATTCCACTTGTCCCATCCATTTTCCTTGATGCGGTTCATATAAGGCACGGAAAGAATATACTGGAAGTCATCAACCACAATGACCTTCTTTCCGGCTGCTGCCTGTTCCTTCATCCATTTGGTGATATTTCGGGATTCGGTCACACTGTTCAATGTTGCAAACTTCTTTGAACCCCTAAACGGTAACGGTTTACCAACAGGATTGACGATTGCAACCTTTTCAGGGTCAAGATTTCGCATACTGGTTGATTTACCAGTTCCCGATTCACCCATGATCAATACTTTTTCAGCCATGTTTTTTGTTCTCCTTTCTTATTCATCCGCATCTTCAGCGGTGTCATCTTTTTCAATGATGTGTGAAGCCCACATATCAGCCCAGTGCAGAATCAATGACAGTTGGGTTTCATTGCCGGGAATGTCATACTTCATGAAGTCATATAACCCGTCATGTGTCAGGATCGCCCATTCTTCCTCTTCTGTCAGATCAAGAAACAGTGTTGCAAGTTTGACTGATCTGACTGCATGGGGAACATTTGTCAGTTCCTTGTTGCGCTTGTAGGGCTTTGTTGCTGAAGGCTTCCCGGACTTCAAGATGTTGTCAACATACATCTGCTTGCCAAAATCCCCGACCTTTCCAAGATCATGAAGCAGTGTGACAATCGTGATGCTATGTCTGATTTCATCCGTCAGGTTCTTTCCACCGATCAGGGCAACGGATAACTTTTCAGCAGCCCACATGACATTGACAGAGTGTTCAGCAAGTCCACCTTCCTTTGCCAAATGATACTGACCGCTGCAAGGTGCTTTGAAGAACCCGATCTGATCCATATAGTCAATCAGGTCAACCATTCCTTCACGCCCGGTCTTTAATAGACTGGACTTGATGATCTCCGGGTAATTGTAATTGACGGAATCATCCTTCACACCTTCCTGATCCTGTGTGGCATCCGCTGCAACGGTTGCCTGTTCAATAACTTCTGCATCTTTTTTCTTTGTAGCCATAGCCTTTTATTCCTTTCTTTGTGATATTTTTTCCAGTTCGGCAATCCTCAAATCCTTGAAGTGCTGATACTGTTTGGAAACGATTGCATCAATGTCTGTGTTCCTGATCAGTTCAATCAGTTCCTTGAACTGTTCAAAGTCCTTTGGATAAAGCAAGATTGCAAATCCCCCGGCTTTTTCTATCTGATTCAGGTGATAAAGTTGCAATTCTTCAGGGTGTCCCCTTGGTGCTTTCAACTCAATCCCTAAAAAGCACCCGTTCAAGCAGACAAGCAAATCAGGGATTCCGCTTTTGGTAAACTTTGCACCACCCCAGTATTTCAAAACCCATGCACCATTGTCTTTCAAATGCTTTTTTACCCTGTTTTCAAAATTCTTTTCTGCTGCCGTTGTTCCTCACCGCCTTTCTTTTGATTGTTCTTTTGCGCTTGCAAAGTCCTGTGTCCCATGCGTGTTGGGTGTTTTCCGCAATCGTACACCATTCAAGTTGTGAAGCCCGACAATCATGTTTCTTGCCTTTCTTGTGGTTCACAACGGGCTTGTTATCAGGATTTGGAACAAAAGCAACCGCAACCAATATGTGCAATCTGCAATTATCACGATCCAATTTCACCCGAAGATAACCGTTGCCGTCATCATAAGGCTGAAGCAGTTTCCCGGTCTGAATGTTCCTGACATTTCCCAAGCTGCTGACCTCATATCTTGGGTGATCTTCAATTACTTTCCACCGTTCTTTCATTCGTCAGCCCCCCCCATACTTCTTCATCCAATCGGGATTGAATCCTGAATATCTGTTGTGTGTAATGGATTTCATATATGCCTTGATCCCAAAGCAAAGCAGCACCGTGTTCACCCTTGTTGTATGCCATTAAAACCAAATTCACATCCTGATACTTTTCAAACAGTTTTCGCAATATGAACATTCCGGCTCTGACATTCTGATATGGGTCAAGAAAGTCCGTCACACCAAGTCTGTTGGATAACCAATCATGATTGACAACATTTATTCCCATTAGTCCATAGTCATGTGTTGCACTAATGCAATCTGCTTGATAGCCTGATTCCCATTCAATGATTGCCATGACCAGTGTGAAATCAATGTCATATTCCTTGCAAAGATAGAATATGAACTGCTGAACATCCGCATCCAGTTCCACGCCTAATGGCTGAAAGTCCTTATCATATTCCCAATCATCAACCGGGGGTTCACTGTCAATAATCCTGTCATCATATGCCCCATATAAGACCATTTCCGGGGCTTCTGTTGGTATGGGTGTATTTATAGGGTCAACACCTTTTTGATTCGCCCTTGTGGTCATATGACCTATCAGCACCCCGATCAGACACATCACAACTGCAATGGCAACCCATGATGCGATCACACGCTTTGCAATCTGTGACCTTCTAATGTTCCGTGAATAATTCATCTGTCAAATCCTTTCCCAACCTCAAAGATTCAAGGTTGTCTATCTCTATACTGTTCTTCACAAGTAGGTAATAATAGAAACACGGTTTGTCTTGACCTATCCTGTGAATCCTCTTTTTGCTTTGTTCCCAAAGATCACATGATCCTTTTCCAAGCGGAAGGGTGAAATATATGATCTTGTTTGCCTTTTGAAAGTTTCCACCCATAGCCCCGGCCTGATACTGGATAAATGTGATGCTGTTATCATGCAGTTCATAACTGTTCAGGTCTTTCGTTGAACCGTTTATAATTGATACTGGTCTTTCAAGGTCAACCGCTATTTTCCAAAGTTTTGACAGTTCAGCGGTGAAGTTATAGAACACAATCAGCCGATCTTCCGTTGACTGAACCAAGTCTTTGAACGCATCCAGTTTTTCAGCGTGATACTGACCGCACAACTGTCTTTTATACATGGTCTTTGTCAACTGGTTGTCACCGACAAGTTCAGTTCCGTCTTTCATCATCAGATACCCGGTGCGGTTAAAATGCCGATAATCCTTTGTCATATTCAGCATGATGTTTTGTTCAATCTGTTCAGGAAGGTTCAGCACTTCTTCTGTCTTCATGAACACCGCACCGAATTGTGCAAGTTTTTTCTTCAGGTGTTCAACCCTTTTATATCCAACGATAACTTCACGGTAATGATCGCCGTCTTCAACCCATTTCGTATCAACATAACTGTTCCAAAAACCTTGTTTGTCTATATCCCAACCAAGCAAAGCAACCTGTGACCATAAGCGTTCATATTTCCCTGATGTTGGTGTTCCTGATAACAGGATCACGCTTTCAGGCTGCATCTTCAGAATGAACTTTGACCGTTGTGCTTTTTCGTTTTGAATCAGGCTTGATTCGTCAAGCATCAATGTGAAGTCTTTCAGCTTCAGCAGCCACGAACGCCGGAACGCTGTTTCATAGTTCACAATGCCGATGATGTCTTTTTGTTCGTACATTCCCAAGGTGTCAGCCTTGTTCCTGAAGGTGATCGCCTGACTTTTCTTTGTCAGGTTCAAAATGTGATAATCGGGATAGTATTTTTTGAAATGTTCTATCCAGTCATCAATCTTTGACTTCTGACAGATCACAAGGTTCACGGCATTGTTCAAAAGATACATCTTTTCAGCACCGACAAAGGTTTTACCAAGTCCCATATCAAGATAGTATGCAACCCGGTTGAAGCCTTGGGTGCGGTTCAGAACATCTTCTTGGTGGGGCATCAGTAAAGGTGTCATTCTATCTTTATCCCCGTTATTTCTTCAAAGATTTCCTTGTCAAAGTTCGGGATTGCTCGGATGATATCTTTCTGATGCTCTGTCAGATCGTCCCACCAAATTTGACCGCATTCAGATTCAGCCAAAACTTTCAGATAACCGCCCGTTGTTTCGTGTTCAGGATGTTCAGCCTTTTCTTCACCAGTCATACGATCTGACCATACCCATTCAAGAACATTCTTCGGAATCTGATTCAGAAGGTATCTTGCATCTGAATTTAACCAATCCCTATATGTCCATTCAGAAGGCTGATTGAACATCATGATCTTTGGTTCAACAGTATTGAAGCATCCGTTGTTGAAGGAAGATTTGTTCCAGTCCCCGGTGTTCCAGTCCCCGGTGTTCCAGTCCCCGGTGTTCCAGTCCCCGGTGTTCCAGTCCCCGGTGTT